AGAGCTGGTAGGCGTCGCACTCATAAATCTTGTCCGGCCTGTCACAGATCGCTCTGCATGTGTAACACGGACAGCTGCAGAGATCCGCCAGTCTGCGCAGATGTTCCCGCGCCTGCTCTGGATCCATCCAGCTGATGTCGATTGTCCCGTCGTCTTTCTTCGGTGTCATCTGCCGCTCCGTTCTTAGTTAATCAAAAAGCCAGAGCTCTGAAAGGAGGCTTTTCCGTGCCTGCGTGCGTTTGATAATTGTAACGATATCGCTCCGGCTTTCTGGCACGCACGAAAAAAAGCGAGCCTACCAACTCGCCTTTTTCACTGGTTACATTATTTCGCTTTTCATCGGTGCGCACCGGTGCAGATTATCAAATTATGCCGAAATATCTGTAGACCCGGAACTTCGCCGCCTCCGAGAATCTGTAGTTCAGGATCCTTTGAGAACAGCGCGCCCAGCTGTCGCCGAGCAGATAATGCGCCCGGATGATCGCTCGAAGCTCGTGATCGTCCAGCGTGTCGATCCAGTCCTCGATGTCCTGCAGTTCCTGAGCCAGCCTTGCCCGCAGCACTTCGATGTCTTCCTGTTTCTTCATGATGATCGAGACAGCCCGCGCTGTCGGATCTCCCGGCGTTGTTCCATGTGTCTCGGAAGATCTTGGCGAGGCGATCGGATAATAAAGCAGACTGATCTCCCGATCGATCTCTTCGATCTCTCTCTGTATTCCCCTGAATGCCCGCAGCCTCTCGATCGTCATGTCCATGTCTAGATCCCTCCGTCAATCGTCGCTTTTCTTTTTCTTCACGCCGTAGTTGTGCGCCTCCATCCAGGCGTCACGGTAGCCTTCATCATAACTGTCTTTGTATGCGATGCACATGAGGCCAACACCGAAGCAGCCCCCGATCATGAAACCCATGATTCCGTAGAACATATTCGTCATTCTTCGCCCTCCTCGATCAGCTTGTCAAAGTTCTCCGCAAGTTCTCTGATGAAATCCTCGAAAGCCTCGTCCGCTTCTTCGCTCGGGATCACATGGCTCATGTACGTTATACCGTATTTTTTCAGAACTTCGCCCTTTGTCATTTCTTCAGCCTCCAGTTCCGGAAGCCGTTCCGGTAAAAATTACCCGCCAGGTAATCGCCGTATGACTTCTCCCTCAGCCGTTTCACCGTGTCATGCAGGCCGTCATATTTCACCCAGTAGCAGGCCGGACAGCCTACGAAACCGGAGATCATGATCGTCTCACCGACTGTGGTTTCCTTGCCGCAGAACGGGCACAGGACTCTCGTCTGCATATCGTCGTCTTTTTCTTCGATGATCTCGGCAGCCGCATCCGGGCAGCTGAGTGACATCTGGATGTATTTCTTCATGTGTCTCTTCTCCTTTCCCCTCTGATCCTGGCGACAGTCAGGATATTCGTGCCGAACTCTTCGGCGATCTCTGAGTCTGAGAAACCGGCGTCACACATCGCCCAGATCTTCGGCCTGTCGTACTTCTGATGCCTGGCTTCGATGTGCGGATCCATGACTGGCCGGGTCTCGACTCTTCTGCCCTGGCTGAATATCTGCACCGCCTTCAGCCCCAACAGAGTGCAGTCCCGGCAGTATGTCTCGCCGGTGCTGGCGTCCCCGATGAACACGCCGACGATTTCCTTGCCGCATGATGAACAGATCATTCTTCTTTCCTTTCTGCCCTGTAGCAGAATCCATCACAAGGTGTTTCACTCACAACCGCCACAGTGCCATCGTCCCATGCGTAGCACTCGTTCTCTCTGTGCCACTTGCAGTCCTTGCAAACTACGAGTTCTCTAAGGCGTTCTTCATCTTCGTATATGCCATATGGACTTACTTGTTTTTGAACGCAAGTAATGTAATATTTCATTCTTCTTTCCTTTCACCTTTGCTCAATAAATGCCCCACAGTTCGGGCAAAACCGGAATACATATTCATAAGTACAATTTTCTTCATCCCTACCAACCCAATCTTCTATATGGATTCCACAATTTGAGCAAACAAATTCATCTGCTTCAAAAAACTGACCATCATTCGTTGCTTTTATAGAATTTAAATCTTTAATCATTTTTTCACTTGGTTTAATTCTTTTTACAGCGTTGACATAGCCAAGTGTGTAACCGGTTGCGTATCCTCGTTTATATTCATCCGATTCATTTTCAAACCTTGGCTTTCTTCCGGTTTTCATTCTTCTTTCCTTTCCGTTTCCCAGTTGCATGGATTTTCCATCTGTAATTGGCAAGCGACATAATCAAAGTCACCAATCTTTGCAGTTTCTTGGAAAACGCATTTTCTGCATTGCGTTTTTTCGCAATAGTTTTTAATGGCTTCAACAGCCTTCATCGGTGGTCTGCTCATTTTTCTTCTTTCATTTCTGCCCATGAACAGTAGTCTGTATAGTCTGGGCTTCTGTCATGCACATCACAATGTGTCATCTGCACAAACTGGTTTTCAAAATATTCAAAGTGTATGCAGTCACAGCACCGAATAACTGGTACTGCGTCTACTGTTGGTGCTTTTTTAAGCATGTCGATTGCATTCTGTTTACAGTCTTTATCGAACTGAATAAGTTCCCTGTTTCTGCCAAGCAATAAGTCAGTATCATCAAGTGCTCTAGCGTCTAGTTCGACATCATATTCAAGGTCTTTAATCAGCGCATCAGCATCAATCAGTCTTCCCATGTTGTCTCCGTTTGTCTCAGTGTGATGATTCTCTGTTTCATGACCATCAGCACCTCCCCGGCCTTGCTGAATGTTAAACTGTCACCACGGTCGAACACTGTGACACCTTCCAGTACATACTCCACCGGTTTTCCACAATGGTCGACAAACAGGTCGATGTTGAACTTTGGCATTATCAATTTCACTCTCCCCTCCTGTTCTTCGCTCTCCACAATTCAATTTCATTTTCAATCACATTCGCCCTAAGGTCATTGCCACAGTCTCTGTAGAGTCTGATGCGGTCCTCCAGCCACTTCACAGGAATTGCTTCCACTGTCGGCATTGCGTTTATTTCTGCTCTCATCACTGTATCGCATGGTGATGGTGCAACAGGATAGGATGCTAAGTGTGCAATCGAAGTGTATTCAATCTTATCTGCATCAATCAGTCTCATGTTTTCCCTCAGAACGGCAGCTCGTCGCTGTCAATTTCTTCGCCACCAGTCAGCCAGTCCTTCGCGTCGTTTGTGCTGATCTGATCCAGTCGCACAGATCCGGATGATACCGGCGGACGGTCAGACCATGCTGTGCTGCCTTTTGATTCCAGAAGACGGACCTGATCAGCGACCACTTCGGTCACATAGACCCGCTGGCCGTCCTTGTCGTAGCTTCTGGACTGGATCCGGCCGTCTACTCCGACCAGGCTCCCTTTATGAGCATACTGACCAAGGAAGTCAGCCGGCTGACGCCAGGCCACGCAGCTGATGAAATCCGCTGTCGGCTCGTTGCTGTTCTCGTCCTTCTTCCGATTCCGGTCACAGGCGACCGTAAACATGGCGCAGCTGATCCCGCTCTGGGTCTTCCTGACCTCCGGGTCTTTCGTCAGCCTGCCGACGAGCACTGTCCTGTTGATCATACGAGGCCTTCCTTGCGGAGATGGTAGTGCACAGTGCCGGGAGTCTTGTCGAGCTCCTGGGCGATGTATTTGATCGTCCGCCCGGCCAGATACATGTTGACGATCTTCTGGTGTACAGCTGATGGCTTCGTGTCCTCAGCCGGTACCGCCTCGTCTTCTGTTTCATCGGTCTCGTCTTCCGGCTCGTCTTCTTCCTCCGGTTCTTCCGCTATTTCTTCATCATCCTCGTCTGGCTGCTCGTCTTCTTCGTCGTCCAGATCCTCGTCATCTTCTTCCGGATCTTCTCCGACGTGAATGACGTGTGTCTCCAGATCCGGATCCAGCTCATCTTCAGCCAGGACGAAACCGTCAGCGGCTGCGAGATCCTTCACCATGGTGAAGTCAGTCATCGGCGTCAGCATGTAGACAGTGCTCTCGCCGGCGTTTGTCAGTTCGACGGCTTCCGCCATCGTGATTGGTTTCCAGTTCATAATTTGTTTACCTTTCCTTCCAGGTTATTCACGAAGCCTGGATCGTTCTTGTGCTTGTCCAGCCACTGCTGGTATGTCATCGTGAGCCCTCCGCCTCGCTGATCGTCCTCAGCCCGGACGTGTCTCACCATGCCGGCATTTTCACAGGCATTGAAGAAGACCTTCGGATCTTCGGCTGTGTGGTCGACCTTCGGGTCGAACTTCCACGGGAATGCCGGATAGACTTTGAATGATTCGTATTTGTGTATGCCTCGCTTCTGTTCCTGCTCTGTAGCGTTGTCTGCAAGACCTTTATGCATGGTTCTGTTCAATGGCGAAAGATCACTCAGAAACATAATCAATCATCAGCCTCCCTGTTGTCTCTATTGCGTATCGGCTGATACTTGGAAGGCTCAGCACTTTGGAACGCTGCCGTTTTTCTTCCTCAGCCCACGCTTTCAAAAATCTCGGTTTTTCGTATGCGTCCACCTCGTGCGATGTCATCCGGAAACCAAGCTCCACCATGTCTTCCGGCTGATAGATTCGCTTGATCGGTTCCGGCAGCTGCTCCCAGTCCGCTCTGATCTCTCTCGGATCATCTGACCCGATGGATGACCAGAAGGACCGGGCGATTTTCCAGGCTTCCTCTGCCGGCATAGATCCGGCGGCTGTGAGGTCGACCATGACATTCCTGATCACACCGATCGGCGGAGCGAAGCCGGTGAAATTATCAGAGACAGCTTTCCGGACTGCAGCCATCACCAGACGGGCATCCTCCTCGCGAAAGATGTCATACCAGACATTGAGATACATTTCCTCGTCTTCGAGTGTCTTCAAATGTTCGAACGACTTCGGATATGACACCCTCAGGTAGGCGAGGATCTTTTTCATTTCGTCTACAGTCATCAAAATAACCTCTTTCTAGTTTTCTCGTTCGCCTTCTCCTGCTCCCTGTGGCTCCAGTTCCTGACTGCAGCCTTCCAGTCTTTCATCTGGGACTTCCCGGAGATCTTCCAGCCGTTGGCCTCGTAGTAGTCGAAGAACCTTTCCGGGTCGACCGGCAGATAATTCTGGTCGATGTATTCACGGACGTCGTCCAGCGACGGCCTAATAAATACTTGTTTCTTTGTTTCCTTGTTACTTTGTTTCTTTGTTCTATTGTTGGACACCTGCTCGGACACTCGCTCGGGCATCTGATTGGACACCTGCTCGGACATTTGTTCGGACAGCCGTTCGGACACCCTGTCCTCTGGGATGTCTTGAAAAGCCCGATAATTAGTGATGTTTATGATGGTAAAACGGTTTGTCGCTTTACGGGTGATTTGTCCGTCTTCCTCGAACTTCTTCAGCCACCGGCGGACTGTTCTTTCATCCATACCCGTCTGTTCGGCTAAATTGGCCATAGAAGTCGCCAGTGAGCCCCTCGGAATGCGCTCACCCATGAACCAGCCGTCCTTCCAGTTTGCCCGCATGATCAGGTGCACCCAAAGCGCCACCGCGTAGGGAAACTGAGCAAAGCGCCAGTCCAACAGCTGTCTCGCAATGACAATGAATCCGTTTCTATTCTCCTGTCTCATACGCGAGCCTCACTTCCACACGCGGCCGGTCCGAGTAGTGCTTTGACACCATCAGATACACGACCTGTGAATCGTCGCAGAATGCGATCGTGTTCAGCGAGTCCAGGATGCTCTTCGCGATGTTGTCCAGATCCGGCTTTTTTGTCGGTGCATCCAGTTCAGCAGCCTCCCGCTTTTTCTTCGACCAGCTTTTCGGGATCGGGAAGTATGCCTTGATGGCGGCACTGACCGGAATGCTCTCCGGAATCGGCACACGGTCCGGGTATGCCGTCACGAACGACATCCGGACCATGTTTTCGTATTCCACCGTCCCCTTCGGCGTGAAGGCGTGACCGGTTCTTGTCACTCTCGGCCGCGCCTTCCCCTTTGGCACGCCTGGGACGGTAAACATGAGGAGTTCAGGCATCGGCAGAGACTTCCGGCTGCTGGTCCTCGCTTGGTGTGTTCATGTTGAATAACGACATCTGCTGACAGACGGCGGCGATCCCGCTGCAGTCTCTGGGCGCCAGTGTCGACCCGATCTCGGCTGACATCAGCGGCATTGAGTGCGGATCACCATGCGGATCCACTGTGATCTTCAGCGTGATCGTCCGCTTCTTGTTCGGATCGCAGAGCGGGTCGATGATATTCGTCTCGACTTTCCTCAGTTCGTGCCGCAGTTCCTTCAGCAGCAGATCTGCATTGATGGGAATGTTCATTCGATCACCTCCCCTGTCGTGGCGTCGATGACTCCGGCGTCAAAATATTCCGGCTCATTGTCATCCGGTGTGATGGATGTCTGGACGGTCATGTCATTGGCGTATGCTTTCTGCATCTCGATCGACATGATGCCGTATTTGCCGATCAGCTGGCGATACATAGTTTTCAGAGCCATGCCGTCGAAGTCTTTCTCCCAGAACGTGTAGCCCTTTTTCGCTGCATATCCTTTGGAGTACTTCAGCGCGTGTGCTTCCATCTTTTCCTTCGGCCAGTAGATAGCCTTCCGGAAGCCGTTGATAAGTTCAAAATATGCGTAATAGCCAACCGTCCGGGCTTTCTCTCTTTCGAGCGGGTCAGAGATCGCCGTGATCTTGATCTCGCCCGTGATCGGGTCGTAGTGATCGAGCTCGCCTTCCTTGATCGCCACAGCGTCGATGTTCTTATACTGGCCGGAGCGCAGGGCGAGCTGGTAGTATCCTTTCCATCCGAGCTGAAACGTCGCTTTCGTGATGCCGGCTTTGTTGTCCTTGAACGGAACCATGTAATAGTGGCCCAGCTGCGGAGATGGTGACAGGTTAAGGCTCTCGCCCAGGAGCGCAGAGCTGATGATGCTCATGCCTTCACACTCCTGCAGAGCCGGGTTTGTGCTGACAGCTGAGATCAGGGAAGACGTGAAGGTCTTCGTCCTGGCTGCATCGCCCAGAGTGCCGACGAGGCTGTTCTGGACGTTGGCGTCCTTGATCAGTGCGGCGAACTTGGTTTTCTTTGCTTTCGCCACAGCGTTGTTTTTTGTATTGTTCTGAGCCGTCTGCTGCAGCAGTCCGGCCTGGTTATTCTGTTTAGGTTCGCTCATGTTTATGATCCTTTCTTTTCCTTCAGTTTTGTGATCCGGAAGACTCTGCTTTCGGATGTCTTGAGATATTCTTCATACAGATCCGGGTGCTCTTCTTTCAGTCGCTTGGTGTCGACGGTGTTCCGGCTCTGATTCTTCCAGCTGACCTTCCAGCCGGGAGCCATGCCGAGAGCAGCTTCTCCCATTGCTTCCTTGATCTTGTTTTCGTGAGCTTTCTGGATCTCCTCCAGATCCTTGATCTGCGCTTTGCATTCCGCGATCATCATCAGAGATTCCGGAAGACCGGACCGTTCGAGAGAGACGACACCGTCAGCGCCACCGTTGGCATATTGCGCCTGGATGGCTCGTTCTGTGCTGTCTGAGCCGTCAATCTCCGGCGGGACGTTGTTCTGTACGTTTTTCCAGAACACGGCCTCAGCGGCGATCAGAGCGGCGATCTCGGCCTCGTCTCTGTCGTAATAGGTCCAGTAAAAGTGAGGGAAGCAAAGCACCGCCAGATAGACGCGCTGGGCGCCTGTCACGGCCATATAGTGCTGACATTGTGTGTAGTAGTGCGGCGGGAAATTTCCGCCCTCGTAGTACGCCGTCTGGTAACTGTTCGCGGTCTTGCATTCCAGGATCGCATTCTCTCCGACGATCCGGCGGTCGATGTGTCCGACCATGAACGGGTACTCCTGCAGCGTGTATTTGTAATTATCGCGGCGGACCGTCTTGCCGGTCGCTTCTGTGAAGCGCTGGGCGACATAGTTCTCCAGATCCCGGCCGGTCTTCAGCGCATCGTTGTCCGGGATCTTGTCGTCGATCCTGCCGGTCTTCTCACACCAAAGCGCATAGGCTGATTTCCAGGGATT